CTGCATTTTGCACCCCACCTTACCCAAGATTAAGCCTTTTTCCAAAGGCTGGATGATTTCCCCGATGGTCATCGGAATGAGAGGCGCCACGGTGGTGGTGTCTTGAATTGTAGCGGCACGGGTCAAAGGAATATCGATGGAATTTCCATTCATGATTCCGTCACATCCTTCCGGAAGAGAACGGTTGTGCACAAATGAGGCAACCGCTCCGGCAAAAGCGACTTCCGAGCGCATCTCCTGTTCGGATACACGTTCTTCATCATTTACCATACGGGCCGTACGCAATTGGAGAATTTCTTTTTCTTGTACTAAAGCCTCTTTTTCTGTAATTTCATCCGGTGTCAGGCTTCTTTTATTGGTGTCCAATAAGTCGGCCATTTCGCCTAACCGAGCATTGATTTCAGCGATTCTCGCTCTGTTTCTTCTGATTTCTTTTTTCATGATTAAAATTTTGATAGTTTACGTAATTCTTCTATTTCTTTTTTATAACTCTCGTCCGGATGTTCGAAGGTGTCTTCTATGCTTCGTACATTCACTTGTGTTCCGATGTAAGCCGGGCTTGCCACGATGCTTATTTCACTGATCATATCAATTTTATGCACTTTTCTAAGCAAAATTCCGTCAGACCGTTTTATCCATTCGACGTTTTTCCGCTCATCGGTCCGATATCCGAAAGATGATCCGAACAAATCTCCTCTTTTCACCATTTCAACGGCAAATTTTCCATCAGGAGTATCAGGAGCGTCCAAAGCATACCCCAAACCGTAATTATCCAAGTGGAGTCTCAGCGATCCGCTTCCCATGCCACTCCGAGCGAGGAGTCTTTCTCTGTTATGTTCCAGAAGCGCTCTGATATCACTGCGTTTGATCAGTTCCTCGTCAACAGCTCCTGCCTCTATGATTTCAATAAAGCATTTACGCAATACAGGATCATACATATATTTGCTCTCTTGACCAACTACTACCGCATATCCCTCAATTGTTCTTTCCGATACCAATTTGGGAGATGCCTCACCGCCAAAACTTCTGATTTCCAAATTTTCCATGCTTGTTCCTTTTATACTGCTGACGTTTCCTTATTCTTGGGTGGCACTTCTTGCGGTTTTTCCTCATTTTTATCTCCGTTATTGCTATTATTTAACACTTCACCGTTTATTTTCGGACTGTTGATGGGAGCTACGTTGCAGCTAATCATTGCGACATCTCCTCCATCCACAGGCGGCATTCCTTTTTTTTGGCGGTATTCATTCACTGTATAGATTCCATACTGGATACACTTCTCCATGTTTAATGCCATCGTTTCCAAGTCAGTCTGATAGAATGCTTCCAGATCAAATTCAATGCGATATTTCGCGGCAACACTCCTGGGGATTAATTTCACAAAGAACTCATTTGCAATTTGCCGCAAATAAGGCTGGATGGTATCAGTCATATATTGCACCTGACTCATCTCGCTGGCTTTATAATTTTGACTTTGTCCGGCAAATGCTTTGTCAGGGTGGACGCCATAAAAGCGACACAGGTCTAAAACAGAGAATTTTTGCTTCTCCAACAGCTGGATATCAGCAGGGGACATGGAAAGCTGGTTGAATCTTAATTGTCCGGGAAGATATGTGATTCTTTCACCGGATCTCAATTCTTTCCGGAAACGGTCGGAAACATCCTTCAGCTGGGTTTCGTTGTATTGTTCGTATCCGGTTGTCTGATCATCGTCGTTACCACTGATAAATCCCGAATATGTGCTGCCGGGCTGAAACATATCAAGACTCTTCTCGTCTGCGCTGTACGCCACACTCATAATCCGGGAGGCATATCGGATTGTACTCTCTCCTGTATATCCGCCATCCAGGCTTATATTGCGAAGATGAATAATTTCATCGCATTCAAGAGATTTATATATACCGTTAATGGGGTCGTTTACGATATAGAAGTTCAAAAACTTATCATAAGTAACGCTGCCAGGACTCAGTAATGTCAGACTTTTCGGCTCTCCTTCCGACCAGTCCGGATAGATATAGGCGTTCCCTAGATTAACTGTCTGTATGATGGCGTTTCTTATCATCTCATATGCAGTCTGCCTGCTGTTTGGTGCAACAGATAACAGGTAGTTGAGTTCACTGGCCTCATCCACCATGAAGACGCCGTTTTTCTTTCTTTTCACCTGCAGAGGCAGGGAGGCAATACTACCGCTAAGTATGGATACGCACCGATATACGGTTGCTAGCTTCATCGCCATTTCCGGCCCTTCAACTGTTTGGGCTTTTGCAGCTATATTGCGTACTGTTACATCTGGTGAAGCTACAGATTCGAAGTATCCTCTCTCCTTGACAGGCTCTTCAACGGGTGCTGTATCCGTTTTTCTTTTCCAAAACTTTAAGCTGTTATTCATTTTCTGAAATTATTATATAAGTAAAAGGTCATTACCGATGTCACAGCACCGTCTATTTTAGCATTCTGAGATTTTTTAATGGGCTTCCTGTTCTCCAGCCTGTCTTCGTCAATGACAGCATTACCGAAGCAATACCAGTTGATCGGATTGTAGTTAAAGGTAACACGTCCGGTCCTTGCTGCTATTTCGAAACTTTCAACCGGGCTGGTAAATGTCCCGTAGGTTTGTTTTATTGGCTGGAGCACTTTCTTTGCACCACTGGCACCCATCATATTCACGAATTCCATACTTTTGTAAGGGTCATATCCTATATTAAGTATCCGTATGCTTTCCCTATTGCGGGCATTGATGTCATTTACTATCATCCGGTAGTCTATCACATTTCCGTCACATAATCGAAGATATCCGTCTGCTGCCCATCTTTCGTATAATTCACGATTCGGATGAGATATCAGCATTTTACGCGGGAAGTAATAATCATTGTGAATATGAAACATCTTGATCTCAGGCAAGTAAATGTTATAGCTTACAGAACTAAAGTCATCACAAACGGACAAATCGACTGCGACCATCGCGTCCGGACGATTTTTCAGTGTTTTCAAATCATTGTCGTCTTTGCACATAGCCTCTATTTCTCCGGAAGTAAACCACACTTTGGCCTCATCCTGCACAAACAGGTTCAACAGCTTGGTCCTGAAAGTAAGCATGTCCTCTGCGGTCATCTGAGCTTTCCTGTACTCATTCTCATAGTAATCCGCCTGTACTGTGATTCCCAGGTGAGGCTGTACCTTTGCCCAGGTGTGCGGATCATCTTCGGCATCATTAACATCCGGTTCAAAGATATGCGCAAAGATGGAGTCGTTCTCTACTTCTCCACGGAGTACCGCCTTATATGAATTGAGCATATTCACAAACGGACTTTCCAATTTATCGCTGGCTGTTGTGATAACAATAGTCATAGGATTGACACGGGCACCCATAGACGATGTAAGGACATTCTTCAGCTCGGCACTATCCGCCTGGCTGAATTCATCAAGAATAACGGTGGACGCATTGAGTCCGTCCAGCTTGTCGGGATTCGACGCAAGGCATCTGGCGAAAGACGTTCTTCCCCGCCTTTTGCTAAATACCTGTTCCCGGTTTATTTTGAAGTTTTTAAACCGCTTATCAAGACTCTTCAAAATATTCTTTATTTCTCCGAAACATATCTGAGCCTGATCATAGCTATTTGCAGCCACATATGCCTGCGCATTAGCATCACCGAACAGTAAATCATATATTGCCAGTGAAGCAACCGATGTCGTTTTGCTATACTTACGTGGTACGAACAATAGGGCATCCCTGCAAAGCCTTTTTTCGGGCGTACGGTAAAAGCCAAGGATATTGGCGAACTGAAATACCTGAATTGGGGTAAGACGATACTTTACGCGTCCTTTCAATCCCGAAAATTTTAGATTCTCGTAGAATACGATAAACTTCTTGACCTCTGTTGGTTTGAAAATATACGCGTCCAGCAAACGAAAGAAGCGAAGGATAGATAACAGCTCATACAAATTATGATCGTCAGGATGGCTTATCGCTGATTTCACATAATCCTTCAATCTGATATCCGTTTGGTCAAGCGCATAATCCTCGACATTGACTTCCTGTAATCTTTCAAGTGTCCGGGCCTTTAGCTGTATGAGATCATTCTTTTCCAGCATTCTCGACTTTTTTAATCAGTTCGTCTACTTCATCGTTTTCATCATCCGCTTCTATGGTAGCACGGGTTAAACGCAACTCTCGCAATGCCTTGCGGGTTTGTTCGGCCGCATCCTGCATTACGGAAAATTCGGGATTCACCACTTTATACTCATTGTTTTCGCGGCTGATTCTTGTCATGCATACCTTATCCAATTTGGAGACTTCGTCCCGGGCCTTCAGATAAGCCATATATGAGCCGGCAGCAAGAGAGATGGAAATTTCCATTGCCTTAGAATAAGTCCCTTGTTCTCTCATTGCTTTTCGTATTTTTTTCTCTATATCTTCGTAGATTTCCATGCGTCTTTTTATATGTACGCGCTTTCTGACGTATATGGGTGACACTTTCGTATTACCCCCCACGGGTATAATTTGTACCGCGTGTGCACGGAAGGGAAGGCGTGGGTTTCAATGGGGAGCACGGGCTTGTAAAAAAATGATACCCCCTTGTATGAATAAATGGTTAATTTTAATTAATATTCACAATTGAGGTGTTAATAGGGAAATCCCTATTTATTTGATTAAGCTATTTAATAATATCTCATTCTATTGCACATATACAAATGATTATGTATCTTTGTAGTGTCAGATAAACAAAGTATTAACCTTTTAAAACAAAGTCATGAGAGAACTGAATGAACTGGAACAGATTGAGTTCGAAATAGAGAAGGAGAAGCAAAACCTTAGAGAATGGAAACGCAAGGTACTTATACTGGAGATTGGAAAAGAAGATGATGAAGAGCGTACTAATGCGATACTCGAAAGAATATCAGAACTCCTTGAAAGAAAAGAGAAATTAAAGAAGTAGTAATCGCTCCTCTTTGGAGGAGCATAACTCAAATAATGATATGAGAACATTAGAAGAAGACTTGTTAAAGATGGATAGTTTGCATGGAGATGAACTTGATGCACACTTGTACGAGATGAAGGCTTTATACACCAAGCCGGAAGAGAAAGAAGCCATTAGAAAGCACTTAGATAAGGCTCTTGATACTATCACTAATAATGTCAAAGCAATAGAACGAAAGCTCACAATACGGGAACAAATAAATGATATTGTAGACTTAATACCCGTGTCGTATATTGCAAAGAACTACTTTGGCAAGAGCCGAGCATGGTTATATCAACGTATTAATGGGTATAAAGTCCGAGGTCAAGTATATACTCTGAATGAGAAAGAACTTGAAATCTTTAATCGTGCCTTAAAGGATATTGGAAATAAAATCGGTTCACTTTCAGTTGGTTAATACAGCTGTTATCTGACACCGCCTTTGCCTGTGAACCGTGCAAAGGCAATTAAGGGAATAGTTATTTGCTATTCCCTTTTCTTTGTTATTTTAGAAACTTGTCTACAAACGACTCTGTTATCCTTTTGTTATTGGCTTTAATTGCGGCTTTGGAGTGGCTAAACATTTTTCGATGAATATCGGAATGGCAAGCATGGCATACGCTCATTAGATTGGAATAATTAAACATTAGCTGCTTCATCTGAGTTGCTGATGCAACTGATTCTACAGGTGTTATATGATGTACTTCTGTAGCTACTGTAATCCTCCCATCTTTTTCGCAGCATTCACATATAGGGGTATTAATGAGCTTTTTAATCCGCAAAGATTTCCATTCTTTGGAATTGATATATTTGATGTATGTTTTGTTTCTACTCATTGCTTACTGATTTACAAGAACATCTACGCTTTGGCTTGTTAAATTCTACATGCTTTTCAGCTTCAGAAAGTTCATTAAACATACATTCTATATCGTAAGGAAGGACTTCTGTTTGAGGATCATTCTCAGGGTCCGATGCACGGAGAAAACAATGTATCAAACTTTGTACAATTTCATATACGCTTTTGAATCCGTATTTTGAGGCTATGGTTTCCAATCGTTTATAATTCTCCGGTGTGATCCGGGAATATACTTTTTTAGTCAAAATCTTCTTTTTCTTTCCCATTCTTAAAAGTGTTTTCATTGGTCATTTCTATTCCATCCTCGCAAGCTCCGTTTTCACAGAATGTTTCCTTCTGATGAAATTCACACCACCCGTCTCCGAATGAGTCCTCGTTGGTGAATAGCTTGCATTCACTGCATACTTGATGTATTTTATCCATATTTTATTTTTAAGTTATAGTTAAACTGCCCTCTTATGTTTGTTACCAAACAGCCCTGCGGGCAGTATAGGACAAGTTGCCGTAAATTGTTAAATTTGAATCTTTTTAAATGTAATATATTGATTTCCAGTTAATTATTCATGCACCATATGGTGCTTTCTTTATGATTGGATAATTGTCTGATTATCAATGGTTTATATTTTCTTACGAATGGGCGTAAAAATCCCTATCTGATAATTAGCCAGGAGCTTGTCTTTAAATTCTTTCTCCAATTCACCGGTTTCTTCTACGTATTTATCGCATTCTTTCGACCAGTTGTTAGCGAAATTTCGAATTGTCTCCCATTGCTTTTTTGTCAGCTTCCCGTCTATATACATCTGCTTATAATGCTCCTTGTATCGTGTTACTCCGATCCGGTGAATCTCCCTGGCTTTGTCAAGCTGGGAGATTTTTATGCCTTTCAACGCAGATAATTCCCTTACAAAGCGTATCTCTGACCAATCTTTATAGAATATTCGGCCTATTTTTGATAAGAAGTAGTAATCTATAAATTCAAGCATTGGTACAGATTGATGCCTGTACATTGTTTCAATACGCAAGATGTTGTCTCCGACTCTCCGGCCTTTCTCGCCAGCTTCGAATGTTTTATCGTAAACCTTCAGAACTTTGCGGACATACTTGCTTTTATTTGTCGTAGCCTGCCGATAGTCATCAAAATTGGCATCATTCCAAAGGGTCCGATCAAATATCTCTTCCATCTGTTTGATATAGCAGTCTGCCGAATGCGTCATTTTCATTGTTGTTCCGATCTCATAGTAAATCACTACTGCGTTTTCGATCTTTACACATAGGCGCAGAAGAAGCTCCTTTATGGTCCTTACAGACATAGCGAAAGTTATTGGACGACTATTGTCAAGTTTACCGGTCTTTCCCTTGCTGTAGAGCTTACATATTGAACATGCGCATTTTAAACGGTTTCCCCGAATTTCAATAAAACAACCATCAAAGTTGGCATATGATGTCGATTTATAGTAAACTTCATCACCTTCCGTGCATTGTTCCAGATAATTCCGGAGAACAATCGTATCAATGTCGGCTATGTCTATGGTTGCCTTCATTGTTATTTTGTCGAACATCCTTTTTCAAAGTATGGGCACACCCTTATTCCTACAGATCGCTTGCAATTATGAATTGAACATGAAACCATGAAATTCATTACGGGACCGGCATGTTTACAGTACCGGCAATCGCATTTTATTTTCGAATCAGTCCTTTTTGTCATTTCTCTTTTTTCTTAGTATTGGTAATTTGTTAATGATAGCTCGCCGGGTGGTCAATGGTAGTTTGCCTGACCGGTGAAGCAGGGTAGTTTTCTTGATACCTACGTCATCTTCAGTCAGATAGTCGAATACAGCACTCAATGAACCGAATGCGTAACCTTTCTTTCGGAAGATTAAATACACATATATGACATTCATAATTTTAATAGTTCCATATGTTGTTTATTTGGAATCCTTTATATTGATCCATTCCTTCTCTAGTTTCAATCGTTTGACCTCTTGTCGATAATGGGAGATTTTTTCCCTATAGTCAGCTTCGGACATTTTGTTGATCTGATATTTAGCAGATTCCAGAGAGAGTACTGTTGACTCTCCATATTTTCTTATAAGTCCTCGTCTGTATCCTTCAATGTTTCCGCTATTGTGACGATTACAGGTAATACATTGAGCATTACAATTCTCTTCACTGAACCTGGTAGACATGTGTTCCCGGCTTATATAATGCCCACAATCGCTTACTTCGTAGGGGAATCCATTATTGCAGGAGATACATATAAATGTTCCGTCCTCTCTCACGTCTCTTAAGCGGATGTATTCGCTAAAGACCTTATCCAGCGTGTCTTTGAGCTTTGACTTCGTAGATTTACAAGGCATTGCTTTCAAGGATTTTATCGTATTGCTCAGAGTTTCTGAAGCGGATAGCGTGGTCGTACCATAAGCCTGTATTAGCTTCAAATACGCATCCATCTTCATCAAACTGAATATCTTTCAGCTTCCCTATGACAGCTATTCCGGAATTGCTGTTTCCCCAAAATATTGACAGTTCATTCTTTGATGGAATATACTCCAGTTCCTCTGTTATCTCGCATATAAAGGCTCCCGTGTCATCCGGCTCAAATATTGTTGTTATTCCTTCTTCGGTAGCCTCAACTGTTATGTACCGGCTATGCTCTGGTATTTTATAAATTCTTTTCATGTCCATTCTCTCTATATATTATTTATATGATATCTGCGATTATATGCTTCTACCGCATTTGCCACTCTTTTATTTTCATCCAATATCATTTTAAGCAATTCGTTGGTTTTCTTTCGTTCATCTATCAATTCGGCAATACCAAATACTTTCTTAATCCATTTAATCATAATCTTCTAATTCATTATTAGTTAATCACAGTCTAACATTGAAATAAAAAATCCACAAACCACAAAGGAGACAACAAAAACGAAGAGCATAGTGCCAATTACATTCACGTCCTCCGAAGGGGTGTTCTTGATTATATACCACGAATCAGTTTCTGACACTCCACACAAATAAGCAATCATACAAGCTATAAATGCGCTGAATATGTTTTTCCATTTATTATTCATTTCTCTATTGTTTTTATGCTCAAGCCGTCAGTTTATTACGGATCAAGTTCATATTCTTATTAATAAGTTTGATGATACGGTCATGATAGTCCGTATTGCTGTTGCAGACACCACGGGATTGGATCACTTGAAACTTACTCAGATCTATCTCGATGGTTTCGATATGCTTTTCACCGATGCGGGCAGAGAGGATTAAAGAGTCTTTTTTTCTGAAATAGTTGTTCGTGAATACGCAGTGATGCATGATTTGACCTTCCTGCCTGAACTCATCGAGACTTTTTAAAGGGACAATGATGATGCTACCATCAGAAATATTTAGATCAAAGAATCTCGATTTGAGCTTCTCATACTCCTTCTCGTATTTTTTCAGTGCCTCCATTTGTTTCATATCACGCTGACGACGTTCCTTTTCTTCTTTTCTGCGTTTCCTTTCCATATAAAAGTCATGAGCGGAATTCAGATTATCAGGACAAACATAGTGAGCGTTACGAAGGTCCTTGCCTTCATCTCCCAAGAGATCAAGGTAGTCAAACCACATGGAGGCATCCTTTACCACATAGTTGTTACGCATACAGATTTTGATTGTAGGCCATGTTCTTTTTATCTCATATCCCTTGCCTGCGCAAAACATCCTAAGCAATTCATACTGTCCGGCTTTCAGGAAGGTTTCAGCAGTACTGTCCGTGCTGATCAGACGGAAGAAGTCAAAAGCGTATATACTATGCACCTTTCCTTTGAATCCGTATTTTTTCCATGCCGGCAGATAACGGCGTACAGGATAACAAGCATCACAGCCGATGTGATAAGCCTCTTTGTCGTTCGCTCTTATTTCAAGGTCAGTGCCAAGACACCATGCATCGCGATAATACGAGTGCATGTTTGCAAGCAGGGCCATTGTTTTGAATTTCCCATCGGCAGACATCCAGTTTTGGACAACTTCTCTTATACAATACGATGCCTCCTTTCCGGAATGGAACTCTTTTCTGATATAGAAATACCTAAAGACCTGAAAGCCATGACAGGTGGTGATGATATTAAAGTATTCATTATCCCGGCATGATTTACGGGTGGTGGTCTCAATCTTCAGATGGGTGCCACAATTCGGACAGATATCCATTTCTCCATCTTCCAACTTCATGAGGTCATAGAAGATTTTCCCACAGTGGGTGCAGGTTATCAGACCTTTTTTTAGGCGCAGTCCTACATGGTCCATCGCATTCATGATTCCCCATCTTCTTTGTTTTTCAGTCAATGCGGGGAGTTTTCCGCTGAGTTTGACTATCTGCTTTTGTAACTCTGTTTTCGGCTTCATGATTCTTCGAATAATGACAGTTGGACAAATGGTGATTCTTTCTCAATTACCTTGTTACGTTTGCTGCGTTCCTTTTTGGGAGAGGCAGATGATTCATGTACCGGTACCAAAGAAGGTTCTTTGGGAGAGGCTGGTTTCTTCTTTTGCTGCTGTACAGGAGAGGATGCCCGGCAGATGGGGTGGCTGCTTACTTTGATGTTTTCTTCGTCGTAGTAATGGATGGCCCATCCAAAGACAACAGAATCGGGGATTCTCACTCTATTTTCTTTGCCGGCAGCTTTACGAGCCTGGCTATCGATATAGTCGCAGCATTCTTTTATACTCTTCTTCGGATTGGAGTATTTCGTGGCAAACAGCTCATCTGTGTGTGATCTTTCGTCCAGATGAGATTTTATTACTTGTTCAAAAACTGTATCCATGTGTACTTAATTATGAGGCTTTATCCTCAGTTAATACGTTAGGCTCCCACTCGGCAGGGACCTTTGCCCAGGTTCTGAATGCTGTATCAAAACTCTGCAGGTCTTCAAACATGTCCATCTTGCATTGATCATTGACTACAAGGGTAGAGAACTCTTTGAAGTACCGGTCTGCGCATTTAAGGAAGTCATTATGTAATTTCTTCAGGTCTCCAAGTAACAAGCCTTTTGCTCTCATTACGTCGGCGGCCTCTTCTATTAAGCTGTTTGCTTCGCAGTTCAATAAATGAGCAGCAGATAACAGCATATTCAATCTGTCCATGCTACCATCTTTAACGGCAGCATCCACTAAACTTTTTTTTGGTTTCATGATTTTAGTTTCTCATTCTTTCCCGTAGTATCTTTTCTTGTTGCATTGTGCGCTTACTTGGCGGAATGCCTACGAGTAGTAGCTCAGTTTCAATCTTATTGTATCTCAGTAATTCGCTGTTGTATTCAGCGAGTAGCTGATCGTATTCTGATGCAGAGAGTTGTGGAGAGGTCAATCGATTTAATATAGCCTCAGCACGTTTCCCGCATTCTTCCAGTTCGGATTCTAAAGAGTTGCCTTTCATCGTTAATTATCTCCGAACAGTTCATCGATTTCTCGTTCAAGCCTTTTCCTATGTTTACTCATATATATGGAGCATAGAGAAAGGATAAACAGGGAAATCCAAAATAAGGCTTCCAGTTTTAGACAGGTGAATCCCATTGTTACGAAGGATATGCACCATATAAATGTTAGGGGTAGAACTTTCATTACTTTACCGTTATATGACTTTATTCCTAAGTACGAATCGATCAAGACTTGCAAGTTCATACCATATCATTCTTCCTTCTTGTGAGAAAGATACTTTAGCCTCATTCCTTAGCTTTGAAAGGTAGTCCTCTCCTACTCCTAGATAAGCCATTGCTTCCTGCTTATTTAACCAGCGTTTGGGAGCTGGTTCTACTTTTGCTTGTAATTTAGTGCGTCCCATAGTTTCTATTTTAAATCAAGACTATTTAAATAATTACGTAATTTTTGAGCTTCATCCATATTCAAGGTTATTTCTCCATCTTCTTCTGAATGAATCCATAATTCCTTACCCGTTGCAAATTTCAAAAGCTGAACTTCAACGACCTTTTCAATTGCTGAGAATGAGTTATTGCTTATAACTGTATTCTCTGTTTTTTCTTTATTTTTCATACAAATTTATTTTATTATTTTGCATTGTAAAAGACTGAATTTCAATGTGTTATAAAATTGCATTTATCAACGGTCAATAACCTGCAAAAAACATTTTAAGCGGGAATGTAATTTAGATAAAATCTAATTAGTGCATCCATAGTTATTCCTCCTTATTGGGTATTTTTCCTGTAGTTATGTATTTGTACATGAGTTCAGCTGTTTTAATGCGATATTCTACGCTTTGATTAAGCGGAGTTTGCCCTAAACAAAACTCTCTAACCGATGAATCAGCTCTACCTTGATGACATGCTCCGGCTTCTTTCGCTCTATCAAGGAGCAGTTGTTTTAGTTCTTCAAATGTTTTCATTGTTGGTTCTCCTTTATTTAATTATTTTTTTAATCTGAATATTGCTTGGCGATAATTACGCTTATGCCAACAAGTATAGTAGATTCAAATCCTATTAATTGATGCATTACGGTGTAGGTTACACAGAGAATAATAGTTGCTATTAAGTGTCTACACGTATAATTCAAGATTCTCATTCTAGTTGCCTTTTTCTCGCTAATTCCTTTAGCCATTAACATACTCCCTTATTTGATGTATCACGCAATTAATGATATTATTTGGACTATTATAGCTATCAAACGCTGGCTTACTTAATTCTGCCAACATAAGCTCCTGAACATGAGATATCCATTCCATCGGAACAAAACGAAGAATAAACATCTGATAGAATTTTATTTGTCCATCCAAATCTAGTTTTATGTATTCACGATCACCTTGGCAGTCCAGTCTTATCCATTTGCGTCTTCCTTTTGATGCAATGTATACAAAAATGACCCACTGGTACATATAAGAAGAATATTCTGTATGAAGTTGAATCTCAATTTTATACCTATCTCCGTTCTTGTTTTCAAAAATTTCACTTCGTACCATTTATTGCTGTTCTCCCTACTTTACTCGTGTTACATGAAACATCGGTTTCTCTAGCTTAGTCTTAAAGACTTTGTTCTCCATTACCGATACTTGAGAACATACAGATTTTACAACACACATCCTTGATGCAGGATAAGTGTGGGATTCATCTACTTTCAGATTTCTGATGATAGGTCTGATTGGATCTTTTTCTACTTGTTTGTTAACTTCTTCCATGATTATTGTATATTTATTGGTTTATTGATTAACTTTATGGTGCAAATGTAATTATTAATATTACATGTAATACTAATAGATTACATTATTACCTTATATTAACATTTTATTTATTACGGCTTAATTTTCGCAAATAAAAAACCTTCAATAACTTTATTGTATGAGAATCAACAGATTAAACATCGGTCAGGTAGTCCGCAAAAAGGTGGAAGAAAGTGGAATTTCAAAAGCTAAATTCGCTGAATTACTGGGAATTGCTCGACAAAACATAGAAAAAACAGTATTTCAGAAGCATAGTCTTGACACAGATTTGCTTTGTAATATAAGCGAAGTCTTAAATTGTAATTTTTTCGATTACTATAAATCAGATAATCAATGTAATGAAATAGATTACACTAAGAATAAAGAAATTAAAGCAACCTTATCTATAGAAATGGGGTCAGAGAAAAAAGAACAAGTACTTCGATTCATATTTGGTGATAATAATATTGAAATATTAAATAAATAGGATTATGGAAAAAGAGATATCAACATATCTTTTAAAGGTATATTGTGGAAGCATGAGTAATAGAGATAAGGGCGCGTATGCTGTTGACATTATCGCTAATGATATAGGAATAAAAGATACCGATTTATTAAACGTGTTTATGTCTGATACAAAAAAAGCTGATGAAATTGTGTTTGATGATGATATCATATGGATGTTCACTAATAATGCTATTATAAAATTTAAATCTAATAATGATGAGCGAGAGTATGCCATAATTCCAGTAAATAACATATCAAATATTCGACTAAAGATTTCCAAAAACAATACTGTTTTAGAATTTATTCACTCAGGAAATAACTACTCTCTAAATGCTAGTGCAGATTTTAATAGAGAAGCTTTGATGAAGGTATATCACAATACTTTCGATATGATATTGAAATAAATTACACCCTATTACAGGAATTATATGGAGCAAAATGAGATATAAATAATAACTACTATATTATTATGGAAAAGAATAATAAAAAAGCACCATCTAAGGGCCATGGTCATAGAATATCAGATGGTAATGAAGGAAGTTATAGTATAAAATTACCTTCAAAAAGAGAAGGGTCATTTCAAGAAAAAAGAAAAAAAGATTCTGATAGATGTTATGACTTTACAAATGATAATGTAATCAATCCCCCAAAAGAGAATACAAGAAAGAAGTGACATGGCTGAAATATCAAGGATAGAACGGATCGTTTGGTTTGAGCTAGTGCATTCTGCATATTGGGAGCAATATTTATCTCAATATGTGAGTTATAAGTATGACTGTAGAAAAGTATACAACACTATATTATTGGTACTATCAACCATAGGCGCTTCTTCATTTTCAGCATGGAAGTTAATACCTGAAGGAGAGAAATGGGTGCCTACTGTAACTTTTGGATTAATGGCTATTGTGCAACTGGTGTCTATCTGTCAGAAAAATGTTGTGATGGACGATGACACAGCACGCAAATTACGTGAACTGAGAGTTCTATACCTAAATTACATGCATAAAGTAGAAAGGTTATACCTTGATATTAGGGATAACAATCTTGATACTGATACTATAAAAAGCCGATTCTTTGAGATTAGAGATACGGTTTATCCCATCGAAGAACTCAAAGATTCACTTAATATTAAAAAACTCAAAAAGCCCAATCTCAATGGGCAGTATGAGATGGAGGTGAGATTGTCGAGAAAATATGGAACTGAAGTTGTTACCATGAACCCATATTGTAATAAATGGTCCAGCCGAGTTGCCAACCGAATCTCACAAGTGTTACGAAAATTAAAACTAAAAAATAGCTAATGGTATGCCTATTACTATTGCCAAAGTTATCCAAATAATTAATGAAACCATAAACTTAATATTTTAAAATTATGTACGACGATTACAGTAATTCAGATTTTAATTCTGTTTCTGAAACTAGAGATTTCACTCCAGATTATGCACCTCAAATGCCTGTTGATACTGGTGTGCCATCATGCCCAGAATCGTATGATTTTACTAGTGATTACGCGCCAGCTCCTCCTATAGATACTCCAGATGAATGAGAACGCACATATTATAAACATTTAAATGAATAATATATAACCATAAAGTTGTCATACAAATGTGAGTATCGCATTTGTGGAATACAAAACACTGTGTATCACAGATGTAGATGCAATGGATAGAAGCTATTGTAGTTCACTAGTAGTAGCTGTTAAGTTCTTCGATATGGCCTCAGATATTAAAGCTATGAAGGAGATGATGCTACTCCAGTGGATGATCCTCGGATACCAAAGGTTGATCCCAGGAAGTTCAGATGGCAGATGTGGATGTATATCACCATTGCGGTGATTGGGTTGCTGCTGTTCTTTTTGAGTTAGAATGCCTCCGCTACTGTAGATCATCAGAGGAGCATACCGGAAGCGGAATAATACATACCCCTATGGGAATCATATGGGGTAAAATGAGACATAAACAATAACATTACAGCGAAATGAAAACATTTATTAAAAGAAAAATGAAAAGAATTTATTTAGTTGCTCTCGCAGCAACATTAACATTGTCATCATGCAATACGGTGTTTTATCAAGTATACAATACTGAAGCTCCTGGCATGATAGAAAAGGACAATAGTCTAGTTTATGAGAACGAGGATTGTAAGTTGATGTATAATTTGTGGGCAGAAGATGGAAGTCTAGGTTTTATTATGCATAATAAAACAGATAGAGATCTATTTGTCGTATTACCGCAGACGTTCTTTATAAAGAATGGGATAGCGTTTGATTATTATAAAGCTAGAGAGTATCGTAATACAGAAAGCGGTATGGTTTCCTCAAATGTATCGCTTGGAACTGCAATTAGTGAAGTTAATCTATGGAGAATGTGGAATATAACAAAATCAAGCAATGTAGCCGGTGGTGTTTCAAAAGGGGTTTCTACCACTGTTGTGAGAAAGGAAAAACCAATCATCTGCATTCCCGCAAATGCATCTAAGTTAATATATGAATATACAATTTCCGATAGATTAATTAAGAATTGCGATAAGAAACAGGCCTATCCAAGGCGAAAATCATCTCCTATAGCTTTTACAAAAGAAGATACTCCACTTTCATTTAAAAACAGAATTGCTTATTCTTTTGATAAAGGCGGAGATGGCTTGAAGTATATTGAAAACGAATTTTGGATATCAGAGCTGATTAATTATTCTAAGAAGTCAGCTGGTGCAAATAAAACTATTAAAGATTGTGATAAAGAGGAAGGTGTTGTACAGTACATCTTTAATATAGCATCTCCCAGAAAGTTTTATAACTCCTATAAAGGTACTGCCCGTTATGGAAATAGTAGTAGCAAGGGAAAACTTGTATATTAGAAAAAGTATTCTTGATCATAGAATTTCATTTTCCGGGATCTATATGCTCTTGGAAAATGAAAAGAATCTGATAAGATATAAAACGAAGTAGCAGCATGGAAAACAATGGATTTATAACAATACTTTGGATATTATGGATAGTCGCTGTTGTAGTTCAACTAGTAGTAGCTGTTAAGTTCTTCGATATGGCTTCAGATATTAAAGCTATGAAGGAGATGATGCAGCAGTCTATGAGAATGAAGCAAGGAGAAGGCGATACTAATCCGGTGGAAGATTCTCACATACCTAAAGTAGATCCAAAGAAGTTTAGATGGCAGATGTGGATGTATATTGCCATTGGTGCAACTATAGTATTACTGTATTTTTTAAGTTAAATAATAGAATTACATATATGGATCAGAAGCAGTCAGAGCAACTTACACTCTACAAATATCTTGGCATTGATGGGGCCAAAATGATGCTTTATTATAGCGATCTGCAATATACTAATGCTACACAATTTAATGACCCTTTCGATTCTCACCCTGGCCTAATAGATTTCTCTAATGTTCCTCCTGAAAAGTGTAAAGGGTGGTCACCAGAAATTATTAAACTAACTGAATCTAATCGATATGAAAGATACCGAGAAAAGACTTGGATATGTTGCTTGTCGAAAGTTTGTGACTCATTATTAATGTGGAGTTATTACAATAGTCATAAAGGGGTATGTATTGGCTTAAATATGGAGAAAGTAGCGGAATACCTCACCCCATCCCTTGGAATGGTAGTTTTCAATTATGGCTTTGAGGTGCAATATCGTGATATCGTCGAGAAGCCTGATTATTTTCGAGATGCAACAGATTTCTTTCGTTATCAAATGTGCACAAAAGGGAAGGCTTGGGAACATGAACAGGAGATGAGACTACTAATTTCGGCCCCCAATCCTAATTGCATGGCGTTAATGCCTTGGCAAAATGACAAGGATGGTCCAATAGACTGGAAAGCAGTTAGGGCCTTCCCTAAGATTGGAGGAGAATGTTTCGAGTCCATATATCTTGGTGTTAACATAAACAAAAAAGAGAAAGAAAAAATAATCAAAGTTGCTAGAGAGTTAAATCCTGATATCAGAATCTATCAAATGGAGATTGATACAAATGCTTTCAGATTAAATGCGACTCCAATATTATAAGAATAAGATTATTTATGGAAAATAATAGTATCAAAGATTTCATATGGGAATTTATTAAATCTCATATTCCAGAGAAGGTACAAAAAATAATTAATGCTTATATGCAAAAAGCATTGGATAAACTTAACAGTTTTACAGAGGAACATCTTGCCGAAAATAAAAAGAATATAGAAAAAATTGGCAAATGCGGTTTCTTTGCCTGTATTCTGTTTATATGTATTGAATCTCTCTCTATGGCAACGGGCAGCTTAGCCGTTGCAATATGTTTATTTATGCTAGGTGATTCCATCTCTTACTATCTCAACATAAAGAAAAATATTAAGAAACTATTTAGAATATTTTTGTTGTGGTTTTTGGGGCTTACTTTGATGTGTTATATATCAACAGCTAGCAATTTAATAGATTCTTTAACGTACGGCTTCCCATTGGAGTGTCAATGGGATTCATCAATGTTGGTACAATCTTTTGTTGTTGCATTCATAATTACCTTTATTTTTCACATATTAAATATCGGGATATTATTGCTATTATTTTCTTTTTTCAATATTTTAAAAAAAACTGTCCATATTATACTCAATAATAAACATCTTAAAAGGTTGGTTGTTTTTTCCATTTGCTACTTTGTTGAAAGAAAAATACGTATTCTGTTTAATTGGTAATGCTGTTCAAATAATCAATAACTTTCCGATTAGCCTCGTCAATCTTCTTACGATCAAAGTTAATATAGATTGATGTTACTTCTGATCCTATTTCATGCCCTAATGCAGCAGAAATTGTTTCTTTGGGTATATCTAGTTCGGCAGCGATGGTGGCCCATGTATGGCGGGCCCAATAACTTGATATTTCTGGGAATATCGGCTCCCGGTTTTTCTTCCCACCTAAACCAGTACGGACAACTGGGCCTATCTGCTTAAGTCCAATTCCCATACGATGAAGGAAGTCTTTGTAATTTCCATACTCATCCAGAATATTGATCAGCCAGTCTTTACCTCTGTATTTTTCAATGATCTTCATAGCCTCCGGTTCTACTTTTATTGAATATAGCTTGGATGTTTTGGCTCTATGATACTCTATCCTCCCATTAATTATTTGCTTTAAATTAAATAGGTCAACTGCATTAATACCAATTAGATACAGCATTAACATAAATATGTCTCGGTATCGTTCCTGATATTCTTCGCACTTATAGTCACGCAGCAGTGCCACCTGCCCAGCTGTTAATGATCGTTTAGCAGTCTCCTCCTTCTTTATTTTGAATTTACGGAACGGATAGAGCGTTGTTATCTCTTCGTCGATGGCATAGTTAAAAACTGCTCGTATATTACGTAAATGTAAGGCATAGGCATTAACTTTCATGCCGGACTCTTTCATGTGTTTTTCAAAACGCCTCATCCAATCGATATCCATTGTATCAAATGTACAAGTTCTATCGAATTCAATGATTTTATTGAGGGTGCTTGTATATACTGTCTTCGTTCCCTGTTTATCTTTCAGGTTTATAAAATCAGTCATGTAGTCCGTGAAGAATTTAGTTTTTTCTTGTACGTATCCCGGCAGATATTTTTCAAGAATAGCCTTAAGAGATTTGTCGGATGTTTCTTTTGACTTTCCATCCATTTCAAGACGAAAGATAGCATTCTCCATATCGTTTAGCATTCTGCGCAATGCTGCATTCTTTGTTTTATAATTAGCTTCTTTATTGGTGAATTCAGTCCCATTCCATTTTTCTTGTGTAGCAGAATAGCCTGTAGAGAGAAAGAATGTTCCTTTGTTATGGACGTTTAGTTTTAGCGGAAATAGACCGTCCTTCTTTTCTCTACGTGTGTCTAAATAAAATTTAATTGTTGCCAT